CTTAGAGAAGTCACTATATGACTTGTTCTATAATGATGGATTGTTTGACGCAGCTAAAGGAAAACAACTCGTTACTGCAGGTGGAGAGGATTCTTTCTATGGTGTTACACTTAACGCTAGCGGAGAAAAAGTTAATACTGCATTAACTGCACAACCTTTAGCATCTGATGGTTCATTCAGAAGTGTTAAAATGTGTGTTACTGGATTTACTGGTGACGGAGCTGGTAGATTAACAGGACCAGACGGAAATGAAATGGATACTGAAACTTTCTTATCTTCTTTATCAGTAGTTACTACACCAGCAATCGTTGATGGTGATGGAAATGAAATTATCGCAGCAGGTGGTACAGTACCATTCAGAGTAGTAACACAGAAATATGGAAGAGGTATCGTTGATTACGGTGATATCTGTACTCCTGATGGATGTTTACTAATCGAATTGGATCTTACACACCCAGCTTGTATCGATTGTAGTTCAGCTAACTTTGACGGATATGTTGGAGCAGCAACAGGAACTTCATTCACAGGATTAACTGTGGCTTGGAGAAGATACGAATCATTAGAATTCGCAACTGAAATGGGAGAAGTTTCTTTCGAACTAGATGAGGTTGTGGTTTCTGTAACGGAAAGAAAACTAAGAGCTACTTGGTCACCAGAATTGGCACAAGACGTTAGTGCATTCCATAACATCGATGCAGAAGCAGAACTTACGGCATTATTGTCTGAGCAAGTTGCAGCTGAAATCGATAGAGAGATCCTAAGAGATTTCAGAGTTGGTTCAGCTTGGCAGTTGAGATGGGATTATAACGGATGGAAACGAGCTAATAATGGTGGTGGTTTCAACGCTTACACTCAAAAAGAGTGGAATCAAACGTTGATTACTAAAGTAAACCAAATTTCAGCTCAGATTCATAAATCAACACTTAGAGGTGGTGCAAATTTTGTCGTAGTATCGTCAGAAATTTCAGCTATCTTTGATGATTTGGAATACTTCCACGTATCAAACGCTAATCCAGAGCAGGATCAGTACAATATGGGGATTGAGAAAATCGGTTCATTAGGAGGAAGATACACTGTGTATCGTGATCCATATGCACCAGCTAACTCAATTATCATTGGACATAAAGGTAAGTCATTGTTGGACACTGGGTACATTTACGCACCTTACGTACCACTACAATTGACTCCTACGTTACAAAATCCATTCAACTTCGCACCAACGAAGGGGATTATGACAAGATACGCTAAGAAAATGGTTAATAACCGTTTCTATGGTGTTATCACTGTCGATGGTGTTCAAACGTTTGACATTAACGAATTGAGATAATCAATTTTTATATATGTTACAAAAAGGGTAGATTTTTTCTACCCTTTTTTTGTTTTATAACATATTTATTATTATATTAACACTTCATATGAGAATTAAAAAGAAACACGTACTATTAGAATCATTGTTAATCGATGTAACTAACGAATTTACACCAGTAGAAAAAAAGATTTTTAAAATGTTAAATAAACATTATGGAAATCCAATAAAAGGTGAGGAAGGTAAAAAAGATTTCACTCAATGGGAAGTAGGTGCTTGGTTGATAGAAACTTTAGATTTATCATTTCAAGATGCATATAGTTTATCTAAAACATATTTTTGGAATTATGATAAATTGTTTGGTGAAGCACCCATATTGAGAAAAAAAGTAAGTTTACCTTATTTGTTTTTTGAACACTTTAGAGACTTACAGGATAAAGTTAAGGACTCATATGGTGAAGAGACTATTGGTAATGTTGTTATAGATTTTGATAGGGATTCTGGTTTTGAGAGTAGTAGAGGTATTCTTTTTTGGTCGGGATATAAAGGTTTTACTTTATATATACCTATGAGAAGTGAGACAATACGATCCGCAGATGGTATGAGTGATGCATACATATATAGTACTCAAACTGATCCTAGACAAATTATGGTTAGGGGAACATTTCTTCCTATCACAAAAGATTATCATAAAGAAGATGGGTATGTTAGTGAAAGAGATTGGGTTGAAGAAATAAATCAAGAAGAGTTTTTAGTTAATGTATCGGTAGAGGTTGGTAGAAGTGATACACCATATAGTAAAAAAGTTGAAGACTTTATGGAATTTCTTGTCCCATACCCAAATCCACTAAATTATAATAATTTTAAAAAGACTATTGAAGGTATTGTTGGTGATGTAATAAAAAAATTAGGTACGACTACATTTAAATTACATCCAGATGTTGGTAGTATTAATGTAAATAATCAACCTGATTCGCAATACTAAATTTCATAGTATTAGTATATGTCTTAACTAATTGGTTAGATGTTAATTTAATATCTATATAATATTCGTTAGGTATCATCCAAGATGTGTCCAACATAAAGTAGTTTTTAAGGAACGACCTATTCACATCAGTCCAATCAATTACATTTACTTCAGTAGGACCTTCCGCAACCCACAATCTATATTGTAAACCATCAATTACCGAACTTTCATTTATTGTGTAAGGTATTCTAGCGTTTACAAATACTTTTCTTTTATCACCTCTCTTAATTTTTTCATCTCTTCTTATACCACTTAAATTAACTTTATATTCTATGGGTAAAGATTCACTATCACCAAAGTTATAATACTCAGTGTCATCTTTAATTTCAAATTGAAGTGTAACATCAGGACGATTAATACCATTTATAGTTAAGTTAGACCAACTATCAGTAAAAATTGTACAATCTGAAGATGTTATAGGAACAAACAATTCAATATAATACACACCTTTAGTTTGTTGTACAACATCATTACTTGTAAAAGAAGAAAATGCAACACCGGCACCATCAGAAACAATCACAGTAGGGTTAGAATCTAAATTAGTGGGTTCTCCACCTAGATTAGTATATAAGTATAGTCTATTAACCTTACCTCTATAAAAGTTCTTCCTATCGTCTCTAATTGGGTTATTATATGAAGTTTCTACAAATGGTTCATAATATGTTTGTGTATGTCTTGTGAAAAATCCAACATATTGTGATGGAATAACTAATTTTGTTTCTAAATCTCTATCGAATGATAACCCATAACCATAATTTGTTGTACCACCAGTAATTAAACTATTAACTTCGTCAGTAATATCCATTTCAATGTTTTCATTACCTTTATCAAAATGTTGTGTAGTTACAGTAATACCAGATGGTGAACCTGAATATACACCTGGTTCGTCCCATGTATCTGTAGTTGTTGCATTAATCCAATTACTTGCAGATTCTACGAATGTTATATTATCTGTTGGTTGGAGACTAAAGAATTGTTGGTAATCGTAACCACAACCTTCATCCCATAATTTATTAACCCTAAATAAGTTTAAATCAAAAGAAGAGGTTCTTTGTTTACTGTCTAATAGTTTTTGTGCCTGTAAATCTTTATCGAAAAATGAACTATTCGTCATTCTTAGAGTATGTACGACATTAGATAAATCACCTAATTCACCACAATTATACCTTTCCTGTAAATCTGTTATATCAAAATACAATAAATGTCTAGTATAATCTTCTTGTGTTTCTTTACCTCCATAATATAACTCAGCGATCGGATTTCTACCTGTATTTACCTGTGTACCATATATTATAGTATTATTTTTATCTATGTAAGTTCTAGTTACCATATCTTTTTATAAATAAATATCTTAAT